TGACATTATATCACCTCCTTAACCTGTTGATCCGTCTATGCCACGCCATGAGCCATGACCCTTTGTATGACGTTGGAAGACGGTAGCAATTGCATTTTTTGTCCACGGATCATCGAAGACATCAAATATCGGATGATCTCGCCACATGAAGTTCAGGTCGTGAATGCCTTTGGAGGCTGATAGCCACCAGTAAGTTGAAGTGGTGATGTAGTGGCAAACGAGATACGAAAGATCCTCATCGATGAGCGCATTGATCTCATTGTCTGCTGTGTATGGCTTGCCACCGGAACCGAATATCTCACGGGCCACGAACTTGTTGCTGTAATGAATAACTGCCATCGTTGGAGCCATGAGCCTCGGCATACCACGCTCGTCTGTCATTCCTTCAAAGCGTGTGATGGCAGCCTGGATACCGGTTTGTGAGAGTCCGATATCTACGCTCGGGCGGTTGGCACGGGAGGTGCCGTCAAGGCCGGTGTGGCTGGTGGAGCAGAGTGATTCGCCGCTTGTGAAACCTGGGTAAGATGTCGAGAATGCATTGTTAAGGATAGACCATGCATCCACTTCCTGCCTGTTACGAGATGCGCGGGAGAGTTCGCGGACCATTTCCTGCATTACGCCGTAGAGTTCGTCTCGCCATGCTGCCCACGTGATTTCGACTGCGAGGCCGAAAGGAGCAGCAGTGTAAGACTTGGTGCCTCCCATTATGATGTCGTCGGTTATGAACTGATTGCCTTCAGGCATGGAAGGAAGGGTGCCGATGCCGGATACCTGCTGATCCGTTACGGGATTCCATTGCATGTCATCGACGTTGAAAAACATCGGATATTCAAGGGGACGCTCTTTACCTGTATCAATATAAACCTTGCGGAGTCCCGGTGCAAGGAGTGCAGCTATTGAACCTCTAGTTGCCATTTTTTAATCCTCCTGTAGTAAGGTTATTAACTGTTAGTCCACGTAGGGATTGCCGAGTTTGTTCAAGACGAACTTCACGATGCCGTCGGAAGTGCCGAGGGGATCTACGATGTCTACAACGGTCGCGCTCTTCTGGTTCGCACTTGATTCATCTACGTCTACATACCACTTGCCGCTGGAAGCTGCGAGACCATATGCTGTACCTATGTCAGTGATTGCGAGTGTGTGCGCTGAAGCCCCTGCGAGCTGTCCCTGAAATACGGGATTCTCTTCTATGGGCCAATACAGGACGTTATGCGTCCCGGCACTGGAATCGTTGTGAGCGGCTTCGGCAGTGAAGCCTACCATATCCAATGCTGCCCCGGATGTAGCGACTACGAGATATCCGCCTGAACGGACGAGTGGTGCGCCACGCACGAAAGACTGTGAAGCACCCTCAGCGCCTTGCCGAAGGATGTGAGATCCTTTTGCGCTTGCGGGCCGAATCCATTTATCTGCTGTTACTGTCATTTTCTTTATCCTCCTTATGGTGATAAGTTACTGTACGAAGTGGGGAGATATCATAGGCAGTGTCACCCGTGGGATCTCCGTGTGTTCGTGCAAAATCAAGCCAACTTTCAATAATGCTGTTTATATGCCAACTCGGCTGAGGGGGACAGTTATCAGGTTCTACAAAGAAAATGTCCGTGAGGCGGTCTTCAAGCAACTGTTCCTCTTCCGAGAATGTTTTCCAAAAATCTCCATTAGTCGGCCCTTTTTTTAGTTCCATCTCCGTACAGGCTTTTTTGATAATAAGCGTGTCTGCGATGTGTAACATGCCTACAGCACAGAGAGCAGGATGGATCACGTCGTATAACTGTTGTGCGTGGGCATAGTTATTCGCATACCAAAAAGCGGAATATGGATTCGTGGTATAGTCTCTCCTGTCTATACCGGCTTTCCCTTGCGGGATAGTTAATAAACCTTCTACAAGGAATGGGAGGGCACTTGCGAAGTGAAAGAGCTTAATGAGGTCTGTAACGGTTGAAGGCTTAGCTACGACTTTATGACAGCGGAAGCGGCAGAATTTCGGCACGAGATCAAAGTGGTCGAACATGATCTTTGTCCAAAGATGACAGTTGCGAGCAGATACCGTCGGATGTCCAAAGAATGCCCAGGGGATATCAATGACGACTTGCATCTGCGGGACGAGCATGAGTTTGCGGGGATCGTAGATGTATTGGCGACTTGCGATCAATGATTGCAGCTTACTTCGTACGTGTTTGCTTAAAGCTCTATCTCTCCACATAGTTTACTGGCCTCCTTTTTATTCCTGTCCTGGAACAGGCATGCCTGGCACTGTACCGTCTCGCAGCATTCCATCTACCATCTTCATGCCAAGGTCTGCTGCTGCACGGCTCTGAAGGGTAGACATCATGGTTTGTCCGCGACCGGAAGCAAATTGTTCATCTCCTTTCGTATGGACGACAAATCCCTTCCCACGATGCTTGTCTCCAAGCTCTCGAAGATTGGATGAAACACCAAGTTCTTGAAGCTGTTGGCGGTATTTTTGGTGCTGAAGAAGAACAGCGTGGTCTTCTTTGCGGATGCGCATGAGGATAACGTCCCCAAGCCTGCGAGTTGTATCTTCGGCTTTATGTTCACGAGCTTCAGGCATGTCGCCCTGCACGACGTGCCATGTTGATAGCATCCCCTTCACGCGGAGGGCCTTCTTCGCCCATACCTGTTGATGAGCGCCTACAGCATAAACCCAACAGTAATCAAATTCAGGGAGTGCGCCCGGTACCTCAAGCACGTCGGGCATCTGTGCGAGTTGGTGCTGGATCTCCCGGTCGATCTTGAATGTCTTCGGATCGATCTTTCCGACTTCGTGTTGGGTGGACATATTTTCCATTGCCGCTGCGAGATCGTCGGAGTTCTGTTTGAGTTGCTCGTTGCGAGCGTGCCCTGCCGGTGGGAGATCAGGCGTGATGCGATTCGCTTGTTCCTGTGAAAGTATAGTAGGATTCTTAGCCATTGTTATTTACCTCCTTCCTGAGATGCGCGTTTCCCTGTGAGTTCATATTCGTCTGCCTCTTCTGAAAAGGCTGCATAGTCTTCTGCATCCTTGAAACCGAATGCCTGTGCGATGCGGTCGGGATTGCGATTGCCTACAGCGACAAGGGCGTCTTCCGCGTCTTTGCCGAATTTCTCGCCGATATTTACTTTTGGCGGCGGAGGGTTGTGAAGGGTAGTGATCTTGCCCGGCGCTGACATGCCGGGAAGTTGGACTTCAATCTTGCCTTCTGTTAAGTCCCGCTGCCATTCCTCTCGTTCGACCTCTCGGATCTTATCAATGTTCGTGCCGCAGGCGAGATCGTAAGCGGCTTTGAGTGAGGCTGGATTTGCACGCTGCTCAACGGCCATATTGCTTATGATGCGATCGTATTCCCGTTTGACTTCGGGGACTTTTGAAAGCATCGGCATCTTACCGGAGGTTATACTATCCGTGAGTTGTGAGATCATCCCAAGCCCTTGCTGAGCAAACTGGTTAAAGCGGGCGTCATTGCGAAGGGATGCTTTCTTTTCTATGAGATTGTTGATCTTCTTGCGGATCTCCTTTGTAGGTTTGTCGTCTTTATAAGCAGCCTCCATCTCATCTTCGAGAGTATCGATTTGAGTATCAAGGTCAGCCACTTGCTCATCAACGCTCGGTCCGGAAGGCGCAGCGGGTACAGTTGGTGCCGCTGGCTGCCCAAAATTCGGCCCCATTTTGTCAAACACGTCTAACTTCGCCGTGACATTTTGGATTGTTTGCTGCATTTGCTCCCATTGTTCTTTAGGGACGGTTATTGTTGCTCCATCGTTATTTGTTCCATCTCCTACCATTTTATCCTCCTTCTTCCTGAATATTCCTAGCATTGTTTGTTTCCTCCCTTTCCCATTTTTTGACCTCCATAAAAAGGGTGTCCATACCTTCCACACGCCCTGTAGCAAGAGCAGCATCGTGGAAATTTCCTCTCCTTACAGCGTCAAGGACAGATTGCTGCATCGCCTCCCGACGCTTATTAAAATACTCATAAAACTCTACTTTGAGAGATGGTTCCATAAGTATCCTGTCTACCCATAAAGGACGTGTTGTCATTGTGATGCTCCTTCTCCCCCACCCATGCCAAGCAAGGCATTCATCGAGGGTGCCTGCTGTCCGCCACCACCAAGCATGTGCATAAGCTGTTCGATCCCGCCCGATGATGCGGCATTCGCAGTATCCGCCATCGTATTTTCCATATCAATAACAAAAGTTGCCGGATCACGGACCTGATCAAAGGTGCGAATTGTCCGCTCGATCATTTCCCCCGCAGCGCTGGCAACCTTCACGCAGAGGGTCTTCACGCTTTCAGGGGTTTGAGGGTTTGCTGCAAGCATGGCAAGTTCTACGATACGCTGGTAGTATTGACCTAATAGATTATCAAGCATGATGGCATTCTGCTTATCTGCGTCACGATTGATGCTCGCGGATGAAGCTGTGAGTTCCATCGTGATGTGCTCGTCGAAATTATCATTACGCAGGATGGAGATTACCAACTGACCATCGTTTTGCCCAAGGACGTCGATGAAGTGGCGCTCAGCACGCTGGCTGCCTGCGAGGAGACGTTCCTGGTAGCGATAGAGACATTGCTTAAGGGCGTTGGCGATACAGATGCGCATCCCATCAAAAGCGGGTACGAAGCGGCGATTCTGGTCCTGGAGCATGCTAAGGGCGGTGATGCCCGGTGTGCGGTTTCCCATCGCAGCACCGGCTTTTTGAGCGAGATTACTGGTGCCTACGCGGCGCTCTGCGAGTTGAGAAATGAGGATTTGAAGTTGCCAAATGGAAGGATGAATGTCACCCATCGCTTCGCCACGCACGTCATTCTTTGGATCTCGGGTTGAGATTTGCTTATTCGGCCATATCTTCATATTCGGTTCTACACTTTCACTTGTAATCCACATGCGGCAATTGGCGATAAGTGCGTTTAAGACTGCATAGTTATGTACGTCTGTAAGCTCTTGCTGGTAAGGACTCATCATTTCAAGCACGCCAAGGCCATAAAAGAGATGTGAACGGCGCTGATAGACTGCTCGTTCGCATGGCCTACGGTCATAAGGATTCCAGCCTACTTTCAACACCTTACGCCCGGTGTGATTATATGTCACAAGAAGGTCTTCATCGAGTCCGTCGTTATCGATATCGTAGTAGCAATAGACATCAAATGTGTCATAGATATTTCCTTTGCGTTCCATGCCCTGCATCTGTCGTGCGAGGGCTTCCCGACGCATTCTCACCCAATCCTTTGCGCCTGCCCGTTGGACACCATCAAGATCCCAATCATTAACGGCGGCTCGTTCGGCGAGTTCGGTTTCACTGTTCCAAAAGCGCAAGGCGAGCAACGGAAGTTCATCAAGATCGTCACAGCTTCCACCGGTGACGAGAACGTCCTCCGGAGGCATAGCGATGAGCTTGGGGTGCGAGGAGATAATACTGGCTACTTTGGTCTTCTTGCGCCTCTCAACGAAAGGAACGTAAAAAAGTCCAGTGCCTATCTGTGTATCATCAAGGATCATATTTTCTGTCTGAGCACGCAAGTCTACCTCGTTTGATGCCATCCAGTTTACGTATCGTTGAAGGGCTTTAGCCTTAGCAACGGCCTCTTCATCGTTTGCATACTTAGGGATGGGACGCACGGTCATAAGAGGGGAGGCTGTGAATATGAGATCTATGGCTTGTGCATAGATATCATCGCAGGCGATTGCGCCTACTGTGACTTCGACGTTGGGTGCGTTTTCGATAGGGAAGTTCTTCACTGGCTCTTTTGGCACCCCTTCATATTGCCGCATGACTTCACGCCAACGGGCTTCAAGAGGCATACGGGCGGCGAAGGAGTCGGTTATTTCCGTGCATAACCAATCTCCCAGGCGTTGTACCTGCTGCGGGTCCTTTGCAAGGATCGTTCGTGTTTGGTGTTTTATTACTTCACGTGGCATTTTTAATCGCTTCCCTTTTTTTGGTTATTGCAAACTCTATCGTCCATGTTCTTTGGGGTATTCTTTCTTAATACATGGATCATATTTTAATCCTTAAAGCCCTACTTTTATTTGGACATTACCTATTATTACAGTTAGTGTTATTCGTTTCATTGATTGCTTTTAACTCTAATTTTCCATGTTCCACTGGCTAAATCTACTACACCAGTTGTTTCGTTTTGCAATCTAAAAGCAACTGTATTTTCTGCTTGCACATATCCAGTACAAATTATGCCCTGTAAATCATAAGGGGCTATTACTTCAACTGTATCACCAAAAGATGCCCCAGGAACAGAGATGCTAGTTGCCGTTGTACCTGCACCATCGGCTAAACTAGGAGGATCATAACCTGTACTTACAATCGGAAAGGTTCCATAAAAATTAGTTATTTCTGACGCATCTAAAGATATATCAGTGTTTATGCCTATATTATCGTTATCATCAAGCCATAAGGTTGTTATTTTACCATCAACATAAATACCATAATCAACTGCCGATATCCCTGTTACATCAATAGCAGTGTTTCGTTTTATTACAACAACGTCACTAGTAATTGCCCCATTATTAGCAAAAAACACACCAACTGGCGGTGTAACTAAACTCGATTCAACTAGGTCATACCATTTGTTATCTGTAATTATTATATCTTTTACTCCACCCGTGGTGTTATAACTGTAAACACCATAGGTCGTTTCATAGGCTTTGTTATTCGTTATTGTGACTTTAGAGACTTGCTGTCCAGCAGTAGGGCAACCTATAAGTACCCCTGCTGAGGCAATAGTATGCCCATCCTGTCTCCTGATAGTGTTTCCATCTATCTCAATCTCTGTTGATGGATAATTTCCTGCAATTTCAAAACCTGACTTTGGAATGGCATCACCATGAGCCACATCCCATAAAACAATGGTATTATTGCTACATTTTATAAATCTTTCCTCAGCATCAGTGTCAGCATCCCGTGACCAATAAACCCCTGTTCTAGCTACTTCCATAATATTATCATGTACTAAAATATTTGCTGTTTCATGCAAAGGTACATAAGTGGTTGATATATATATACCGAGCCAGCTATTTAAAATTATATTCCCTGAGACCTCAGTATTTCTACCATGAATTTCTATTGCCGCCCTCATCCCTAAACCAGTAGCATTATCATACATTGCATCTTGTGTGAAGATGCAGTTTTTAATGATTACATTTTCAGCATACGCATAAATAGAAGAATGATCAGTGGTATCAAGACCATTGTTTTCAAATAAACAATTTTCAATAGTCCAGTATTTACCTAGAGTTATACCTGATGTATTACTTTGTGCCATTCCTATAACTGTTACACCTGGGGTATTCCTGAATTTACAATTTTTTATTGTGACATAATCTCCTCTTGCAGCAACACCTCCAGTTGTACCGGAAAATAGAATAGGTGCAAAAGTCCATGCAGTGCCATTTACTTTGTTATTTGCACCATTCATGTCTATTTCAATGCCATCAAAACTTATATTAGATAATGGAACAGTGGATAAGAACATTGCAATATTAACTGAGGCTGCATCTGATGATTGATTATCGGCAAGTTTAAGTTTAGCTGATCCCTCTCCTTTTATATGCATGTTAGACGTCATTACAAGGCAAGCATAATTATTGCCGGCTTCATCTGTTTTTGATGAACCTTTTGTAAGCAGATAGGTTTCTGATAAAAACTTAACTGTTCCTGCCCCTGAGACAATGGCGGCCTGGATAGCTGTTCTCATATC